GTGGGGGCGGCGTTAGAACGGTCCGAGGCTATCCCTAACGGAACGCTAACTATTACCCCCGTTTGTACTTGGATCACGGCTACCAATATCGAGGACTGGCTCGGTATCGGCACCGCGACGGCCGCCGACCTTAGTTTCCTAACCCAATGCGCCGCGGCCGCTAATGCTTTTTGTTATCGCCGTCGTCGTGAAGCGGGCTACGTCGATAATTTGACTACTTCCCCGTCGGGCGACGTCACGCTCGGAACTATCCAATACGGCGGAATGCTCTACCGCCAACGCGGATCTATTGACAGTTTCGCCAGTTTTGACGGCATGGGTGGCGGACCCGTAACGGGCCTAAACGGCGTCATAAAACAACTATTGGGTATTGACCGCCCACAGGTTGCCTAATGCCCGTACAAGCCTTTACAGACTTGTTTAACGAGTGCCTAGACGACCTAGCGGCGAAACTTGGAACTATTACGGGCCTTCAAGTAGTCACCGACCCGCGTAACCTAGTTCCGCCATGCGTATTCATTGACGCCCCCACGTTTGAAGCGTGGAACGGCAACATAGTAAAAATGACGTTTCCCATTCGTTGTATCACGCTAGGCCCCGGCAACCTTGACGCCCAACGATCACTAATGAACCTTGCCGCCAAAGTTCTTAATTCAAATGTTGGCGTAACAACTGGACGCCCAACTATGGCCATTATCGGCGGGGTAGAACTTCCCGCATATGATCTAGTTGTAAACATTCAAGCCCAAACGAGTTAGACCATGTATGTAATTCTTTCCGAACGTGTAGGCACCGTAGGCGCGTTTTACGACGCCGAAAGCGCCAAGGCAAAAGGCGTAGATATTGCCGCACTAATCGCGGGCGGGTTCATTGGTGAACCTTCCCCCACAAAAGCCCCGAAACCTAGTAAAGTCAAAACCACAACCGAAACCGAGGAATAAACACCATGCCTACAAGCACAATTTTATCGAACCCCGTAGTAACCGTTAATAGCGTCGATCTGTCGGACCAATGTACTTCGGCCACGTTTACCCAACGCTACGCCGAACTTACAGCCACCGCGTTCGGTGATGTAGACAACAAGTACGTTAAGGGCTTAGGCGACCATGAGGTAACGCTTGACTTGTATATGTCTTATGCCGCTACCGAAACCTACGCAACATTGAAGGCGCTTGTAGGCACAACTACTACCGTCGTTGTAAAACCCGCCGTAGGTACAGATAGCGCCACCAACCCCGGTTTTACTCTTACGGGCGCGTTCTTGGCCGAACTACCACATTCTTTCGCCATGGGCGAGTTAAGCACTACCTCGGTGACGTTCCATGGGGGCGTCTACACCGAGGACGTCACACCGTAACCGAAAGGCCCCGACATGAACATAACAATTCGAGTAGAACGCAACGGCGAAACCGCCGACGTAAAAACAAACCTTTACATAATGATTATGTGGGAACGCAAATACAAAAAACGCGCTTCCGACTTAGCAAACGGTATCGGTTACGAGGATCTAACATTTTTTGCGTATGAGGCGTCAAAACTTGCGGGCCTTACAGTTCCCGTATCTATGGACGATTACGCCAAAACAATTACATTATTAGAAGTGGTGGACAATGAACCCACAAACCCTACGCAAGCGGGACCTATTCCCGCCAACTAGCCGAAATACTGGTAGTTACGGGCTACTGGCCGCCGCATATACCGATAGATACGCGCGACATGGCAACAGTTATCGACGTGTTAGACAAGCAGGCTAAGAATGCCCGTCGCAAGTGACCTACAAGTTTTCGGTATTCAAGAAACGCTAAAAGAACTAAACGACTTTGACCCGTCGTACCGTCGTCAAATAACTAAGGACATTCAAGGCGGCGCAGGAAACCTAATCGTTACTAGCGCCCGTTCCATGATCCCAACGGACTACCCGCTAACGGGTATGGCCCGCGGTTCAATTATTAAAGGCCGCGCCGAAACTACGTTTAATCTTAAAAACGTTTCTAATGGTGTAAAAACACTTGTAGCAAAACGGGGAAGTAAAGAACGTTCCGTAACGTTTACACGCCCGTTGTATCTAGACGGCAACGCCGTACCGGGTGCCTATACGCAAACCGTGGACTACAAAGCCCGCCCGTTCTCGCTATTGACCGCCCAACAAAAAGACGCCGCAGGCGCTATATGGGATCATGCGGGCGTAAACGGAAGTAGCCAATTCGTACAAAACCTAATAACCCAAGGGAAACAACAAAACCCCCAAGCGCCCCGCGCATTAGCGCCCGCCGTTGGGGCCGTCATGCCCGAAGTAGAACGGGAAGTATCGGCCATTTTGGACCGTGTTAGTGAGATAATGAACAAGAAACTACGGATCGAAAGGCGCGACTAATGGCGATCAACATTCCTATTATTTCGTCCCTAGATACAAAGGGTTTCGATAAGGCCAAAAAAGAATTTTCCCAACTGGAAGGCGTCGGCGCTAAAAGTGCTTACGCCGTAAAAAAAGCGGCCGTACCTGCCGCCGCCGCTATTGGTGGTTTAGCCGTTGCGTTGGGCGACGCCACCAAGGCCGCTATTGAGGACGCCGCTAGCCAAGCCGAACTAGCAAGAACACTAAGAACGTCTACCGGGGCGACAGATAAAGCGATAGACGCAACAGAAACATGGATAACTAAACAAGGCCAACTATTAGGTTTTACCGACGACGAACTACGGCCCGCATTGGCAGGATTAGCCCGCGCTACGGGATCAGTTGAGAAAGCCCAAAAGGCCGCGGGCCTTGCCATGGACATAAGCGCCGCTAAGGGCGTCTCTCTTGAAACCGTTACCAAGGCCCTAGAACGGGGTTACGGTGGCAACCTAACCGCGTTAGCCAAGTTGGACCCTGCCGTACGCGAAATGGTAAAAGGTGGCGCGTCTCTTGATGAAGTAATGGCCAAACTAAGTACCACGTTTAGCGGATCTGCCACAACGGCCGCCAACACAACGGCGGGACAATTTAAACGTTTAGGCATTGCTATGACCGAAACAAAAGAAAGCATAGGCACCGCGCTATTACCAGTTATTGAAGCGGCGTTACCTTTCCTTCAAAAGTTCGGGGCGTGGGCACAAGATAACCCCGGCGCTTTTGTCGCTATTGCGGGCGCTATTGGTGGCGTAGCGTTAGCGATTACGGCCGTAAATATTGCTATGGCCCTAAACCCGTTTTCGGCTATTGCGGCGGGAATTGCGTTACTGGTTGCGGGCGTCGTCGTGGCCTATAACAAGTTTGAAACATTCCGTAACGTTGTACGCAACGTCGTAAACGGCATAGCGTCCTATTTTGAATTTATGACTAACGCATGGATTACCGCTATAAACGTTGTCATTCGTGGCATAAACCTAGTCAAGCCCGGCAAGGACATTGCTTCGCTTTCTAAGGTTTCTTTTGGACCCGTTATCGGTCCCGAAGGTAGAGGCCCGTCGGGCGCGGATAAGTCGCGTTTTGACACGATCCCCGCCATGGCCGCAGGCGGTATTGTCAATAGCGCCACATTAGCCCTAATAGGCGAGAAAGGCCCCGAAGCCGTAATACCGCTCGATCGCATGGGCAATATGGGAACTACCAACGTAAATATAAACGTAAACGGTGGCGACCCTAACGCGGTGGTAGCGGCGTTGCGTACCTATATGCGCCAAAACGGTTCGGTTCCTATTCGAGTAAGCAATATTTTTTAGCCATGGCTTTACAGGAATATAGCGTATATGTTTCGCCTGATCCCGTAGCCGTAGGTTGGACGGCTTTAACAAACGTTCAGAACGTTAATTTTAGTATTGGCAGACAGGCACAACTAGACCAAGTTAAAGCGGGTACGGCTTCTATTGTTTTGCGTTACCCAACGGGTTATGTTTCGCCCGTAGCCGCGCTAGTTGCGGGTAGTTACATGAAAATAGAAAACGATACCGGGGTAGTTACGCCTGAGATTATTTGGGTTGGTTTCGTTACAGACGTCGTGGTGGATTACGGGATACCGTTTGGCGGTGGCGTTGGCCAAGCCGATTACGCCACAGTAAGCGGGGAAGGCGGGTTCGCCCGTTTTGGCCGTATGAACGGTAACAACTACGTTATGGCCGCCGACACAATCACAAACCAAATAACTAACGCAAACACCCAAACGGGTTTAACGCTTTCATGGACTAGCACTACGGGCGCGCCATTAATCGCAGGTACAACGGTTAGTAGCACTTGGGGCGACTGGGTAGCGCGAGTGTGCCAAACCACTAACGCCCGTATTAGAGAGTTTGGCAACGCAACAACAATAGTTAGCCCATTTAATAGCAATGTTTCTACGATTAACTTTTCAGACACAACTAACGACGCAACTAACCAAGTTTACAATTCAATTACTTTTGACAGTTTGGCCGACAACTTTTATACGCAGGTCACCGTGACGCCTGAAAGTTTCGGCGCGGCTACTGTCACCAAGTCAGGCGCTACGGTCCCGTATCGCGGGTACCAAACAAACACTATTAACGCCAGTACCGCCCAAGCGACCGACTACGCCAACTATTTACTAGGTAACTATGGAACCGCTAGGTTCGCTATTAGTTCAATAACGTGTATGGCCGAAGCGCAGGCGTCGTTCCAGTTAGATAAAATTGGCGCTAGTAGTTCTATTATTTTAAGCGCCGGGACGCAGGTAGCCGTAGCGTTTCGAGGCACGACTTACCAATG